TAAGCTTGATCCAGTTATAGGTAACTGTATTGAGCTATACTCTGAACTACCTTGGAGTAATTTCGAGCTTACTGGAGATGGGGTAGAAGGAGAAATCCGTAGCTCTTACGAACAGATGTGTCGCGAAACTCAGGTACTCGCGATGCTACCTTACTTTGTTAAAGAATTTTTAGTAGTAGGTGAAGCTATTCCTCATACCTTCTTTGATGATAGCCGTGGTATTTTTACCTATATTGCACTACACAATCCAGACCAACTAGAAGTCGTTGACGCTCCGTTCATTAAGATGGATCCAATCTTGGAATTCATTCCTGATGATAGACTACGAGCGATACTAACTTCTGACCAGCCTGTATTGCAAGAGATTAAAAAGCGAATGCCACCAGAGCTACTCTCTAAGCTCTATGCGCGGCAGAATATTCCACTTTCACCTATCAATGCTACATTTATCCCACGTAAGTTACATCCATATGATACACGTGGTACTTCTATTCTAAGCCGTCTCTGGCGAGTATTAATGTTAGAAGATGCAATCTTCAACGCTACTATTCAAACTGCACGGCGGCATGCTGCACCTCTTAAGGTAGCCAAGTTAGGCAATGCAGCTACTGGCTGGATTCCACCACCAGAACAAGAGAGACGGTTGCTTGAATTACTTGCACAGGCCGAACAAGACCCCAATGCCTGGCTAGTTTATCACTATGGTATCCAGTTTGATACGGTAGGGACGACCGATAGGAGCATGTCAATTGGTCGCGAATGGGATGTTATTGAACGCATTAAGCTAGTAGCTTTAGGCATTAGCAAGAGCTTCTTGCATGGTGAAGTAACTTATGCGTCAAGTGCCACCGGTCTGCAAGTTTTCCTCCAGCGGCTAAAGTCTCTACGCCTGTTCTTTGAGCAGAAATGGCTATATCCTAAGTTTTTCCGTCCAATTGCTGAAATCAATGGATGGGTTAAACCAAGCCCTAATGAAGTAGCACATCGATTCCGCGTCAAACGCTCTGCTCAAGAACTAGCGGAACAACACCGATATATTGTTCCTAGGATTGTGTGGGATAAGAGTCTTGACCCACAAATTAATACGGCACTCATCACTGCTATGCAAGCACTTGAACAGATGGGTGTGAAGTTTTCTAAAACTTCAAAGATGGCGACTGTTGGTTATTCCTTTGAGGAAGAGACTAAAAAGGCCCATCGTGAATTAGAGTTTGAAAAAGCTTTCCTCCCCAAAGTACCACAGCCACCAAAGCCTGGTGGAGCTGGAGGTATTGGAGGCATGATGCCAATGCCTGCTGGGGGTGATATGCCACCTCCAGAGCTTGAGATGCCTGGTGACGAGGGTAGGGCTCCGCCTGGCTTTGACGGTGAAAAGCCGCCGGGCATTAATGCACCTCCTGAACCACAACCAGCCTCTAAGAATACATCACAGCATGCTACTAGGGGTGTAGAGGTGAAGGGTGATGAGGGGGAGCATCCGGTAAAAGATTTATCTAATAATAAATCTAAACATAATAATAAATCTAAATCTACAATTGACTCTTTAAAATCTGAAATCTGGACTGATGATAAATACGGTAATTGGGAAGCAGAAGAAGTAGCTGATTTACTTGATTTGATTAATACACTTGATACTGATAATGCATTTTGGGCACAACTTGGGATGAATAAGGATTTTAAGAAGGCCGTAATTGCACGTGATATGGATTTAGTATGGAATCTTATTGATGATTATTTGCAACAGCATGATTATCCTGATAATGACATTCATGAATTACAAGAAATCCTCGAACATGAAGGTGTTTTAGTTTCTCCTGTTTCTATTAACCATTTGCGGCGCTTGGAGGACGCCCTACCAGATGATGCTGGTAAATTAGCGGATGATGATTTTGTTGCTGCTGTACAAAAGGCCATAGTTGCCCAAGGTCCTGGCAATACAAGCGGTGACAACTTCCTTGTGGGGACTGATTCTCCTATTGGAGATAACCTCTCAGGGGATATTACAAACCTAAAACGATAAACACACACTAACCTACAACACTACTATTGATAGGGTGTAACTCACCCTTTGTTACTAGTACTGCACAGTGCATGACAAAGCTTTGGGCCTATAAATTATGGGATTCCAAGCTGCTAAAACCGATTAGTTTGGGACTAAGCTACTGCATTGGGGTAATAGGTTGTCCAGGCAACATCCTGGACAAGAGGTTATATGCCTTACTTGGCGTTTCTACGCCTTGTTTAGTCTATCTACAATCTTTGGTATGCTAGTATATATGTATTTATGTTTACGACATGACCAGCATTTTACAACGTCCTAGTAAAATAGAACTGTTGGAACCGGTTAATGAATGATGTTCATGAAAGATACTAGATGTTTCTTAATGACTAATGTAGCCAAAATCTTTAGTTAACACATTATATTTATTGTAAAGGTATATTTATGGGATTTACTAAATTCGGAATTAGCAAACCTCTAGGTCCGGTGCAGATTCCTGCGGAACCAGAGAAGCCTCATGCAGATAAACCCACAATCAAATCTGCTGAGGGAGTAGATACTTGTACAGTAACCCAGAGTCAGGATAAGTAAAGATGTTCAAGCGTACCGCACGAGTTCCTATTATTGGTTCTGCTGTCGTTGACCCCACGTCATCTACGCTTGTCTTCCAGAAGACGGCTTCTAAAAATGCTTCTTATTATCAAGCTAATCAAGGGCGTATCAACGTCCGCGAAATGTTAGCAATGGTCGCAGAGGATTATGACATCTCTACTAATCCTCATGACTACATCTTTGAAGCGGTCCGTGCGGTTACTGCTGAAGTCCCTAATGAAAATGGAGATGCTTTCCCGAAGAAGGAGCTGCTTCGATTTGACCACCGCTTAGGGAAGGCAGTCTATCAAACTTTTATAGGGAAGCCACATCACATTAATCATCGAGCAGACAATCCTAAGGCATCACGTGGTGTGGTTTTAGATGCTTCATATAATGACATCGCGCCACCATTGGAAAGTTGTCCTAGCTGCGGCCACCGCACTGCTGAGCTAGAGGGTCGAGATGAATCTGGGATTAATTGCGTAAAATGCGGCACTGCCGTCAAAGACGAATTTGTTGAGTTACTTCTAGCTATCGACACTAAGAAAGACCCCATCTTTGCTGAGGGTGTCAGGACCGGTTCTCTTGATAGTCTTAGCATGGGTTGTGAGGCTGGTTATACCGATTGTTCTATCTGTGGCAACCGCGCTAGGACTGTTGCCCAGTTCTGCCAGCATATTAAGTCTGGTAATAAGAAGAAGGTGTTCAAAACCGCTTCAGGCGAACGGATGAGTTTTGAAAAGTGTGGTGAGGTTGTCTTCACTGAGATATCACGTGTAGACCAGCCAGCTGACCCCACCGCAAAGCAGCGTGAGGTCTTCCAGATAAATAGTATGCCGATTCAGTTAGAATCGGAGATGCTGGTGATGTCTTCACGGCTAGCTAAGCTAGAGGAAGCTGTGAAAAAGGCGGCACAGCTAAATGCCACTCAGGCTATGGATGGTCAAAAGTCGGCAGATGGGGTGTCACCACAGGTGCCGTTTAAGAATGTTGCAGAATCAATTAAATGGGCTGAGTCTTCCATTGATAAATTAAATACAGAAATTAATCGTTTAATGGCCGAGAAAGCTGGTAAACATAAAGAGGCATCGGACGCTGGTGATTCGTCTAATACCTATGAGAGTGGCGCTTATGATGCCCAGATTGAGGCCAATCGTCAGTATATTGCCCGTCTAGAAGACTATATTGCTAAAGCCAGTAAGATGGAGGCCTCAGGCCAGTCATTTGATGATGGGTTAGCTAAACAGGTGTCGCAATTTTTGACTAGTAAGGAAGGACAATCGCTTGACAATAAAGATAAAGTTGAGCGATTGAAGACCCTCCACCCTGAGATGGCTCCTATCCTAGATAAATTACAGCCTGGAGATGATTATATTCCTAATCCTATGTCTATTGGTGATTATGCTAAGAAACGTAAGGAATTGGTAGATAAGGATATTACTCCAGCTGAAATGGGTATGGAATTAACAGAGGGTGGTAGCGGTCTTCCAGCCACGACGGCTAGTAAGGTAATTGAGCAGAGGATAGCGTCTGATTTAGATGCTTTATTAGATTCAGTTAAGGAGAGCAACGTGAACGCTGAAGTCCGGGCATTTAAGTTTGCCGACTCGTATAAAAATCTTGAAGCTACTGTAACTAAGAGTGGCAATGTAAAGGTCCATACTGCTGATGGCACCTTGTTTGTTGTCAGACCAAATCCTAAGCCAGCTAATAAGAAAGAAGCTAAAAAGGTTGCAACAGAGATTCTTACGCATATCGCTAATAACGGTATTGTTGAGACAGTACTAAAGTACGAGACCGTTCTTAGCCCTAAGATGGCTCAGGTGTTAGAGTATTACATTGTAGATTTTGATGGTGGCCGTGTGGAGGGTGATGCTAAGAGCATGCTTGAGGGCGGCGATGATGACCTAGGTGATAAGCGTGGTAAGCCAGGAAAGTCATTGGTTGAGGAAGAAACTACGGACCACAAAAAGAAGCATGAGAAGCGCGATTTAAGCAATGCAGATGTATTAGAGGAGCACCAGCCTGATCATGTTGAAGTTCTTTCTAAGGATGTTGAGTCAGTAGTCTCTGAAGAAAATTCAGATATGGCAGATGGGCACGGTAAGCCAGCTGACGATACACAGAAAGACCTAGTAGTTGATTTTGCAGACAAGAAGCCTAAGAGTGCAGGGAAGACTGCCCAGATGGACATGGAAGCTCCTGTGTCAGAGGGTCCTGTTTCTGATGGCTCTCTAGGTGGGGATATGTCAATGGAGGCAGCTGGTGATGTGTGCGCCAATGAAATGTGCGCATCCTCTGCTGGGAAGGGTGGCGCAGATGATTGCATGTGTCCTCCAGACTGCGATTGCAAGTGCGCTTGTAAGTGCGCAGATGGTAAGGTGGCTAAAGATGCATCGGCAGCCGTACCAACGACTGCTTCTCTAATGATTAAGGAAGCTACGAAGAAATATGTCTCACGCCTAGAGCGTCTCTATAAGTCTCGCCTTAGCAAAGTAAATTCTGACGCGGCGCAAAAGGTTGCCGAGGCAGAGAAGGCGGCGATGGAGAAGGTAGCTAATAAGTTTTTACGCGCATTGAAGCTAGCGGCTAAGCGTCAGGCTTTGAATCTAGAGTTTTCGCCATTGAAGGCGGCTTTCTGCGATGTATTAACCAGTGAGTTAGACATCGATGCTGAGTCTTACTATCCTGGGATGGATGTTGCCACTGCCACTCATATCATTGAGGCTGCCACTGAGAATGGTTTTGACCATTTCGTAGACACTCTAACCAGTCGCGCAGCTGAGTTTGTAAATATGAGTGATGAGGTGCTAACAACCCTAGAGAATGATATAAAGAATATTCGTCCAGCACCAGTAGTAGCCACCACGATGCGCGCAAAGAAGGCGGCTAGGGATGAAGTACGTAGGGCTGCCGTAGATGGCAATTTCACTGTTGCGCCATCTCCAACCAGTGAGACTATTTCCAACGTTGGAAATAGGGACAATATTAGATCAGCTCTAGGATCTACTAAAGTTCGTAGGGCTAGTCAGGTTTTGCTGAAGCGATAGCTAAAGCATTAGGAGAACACGATGGGTTCTTTTGGATTTGGAAATAACGCTGACCTTGGCGCTTTTATGAATAGGGTCTTCCCCGAGGGTTTAGACCTAGGGCGTTGCCAGATTAAGGAAGCACTCGGGGTTTATGTTGCTGACCCGACTGACACTTTTCGCGCTGGCATGTTAGTTGCCCGCAATTCGTCAGGTCTAGTAGTTAAGTCAAATGGTTTGGATGTTTTGGGTGTAGCGAAGTGGAATCACACATCTGCAATGCTTTCAGCAGCTGTAGATGAGGCTGTGGTTCTTACTGGTACTACTCCTAGTAACCTGAAGAGGGGTAACGTTTCGAATGTGCGAGTGGCCTCAGGCATTAAGGGCACTGGTACTGTTTATGTTGAGGGCACTGATTACACTGTCAATACAGCTAATGGTACTGTAACTCGTACTGCCGCTTCTGCGATTCCTTCTGGTAGTACCAATTACGTTACGTATACTTTCCAGATTCCAGAGTCAGACTTACTCCAGCTTCAAGGTAAGAACTTCTGGAATTCATTAGATGAGGTTTCGATGGCAGATAACCGTGTAACGGTTATTACTGATGCTGAGTTGCTTTATACCACTCAGTATGATACCTCTAAAGTTTATTCTTTAACTGGTTCGAACAGTAATCTTTATGCTGCTACTGCAGCTGGTAAAGAGGGTCTTTTTACTAGCGATCCCTCTGGTTCTGCTAAGTTCGTTGGTCGAGTGTTTCAGGTGCCTACGGCAGCAGACCCATTCTTAGGGCTTCGCTTGATTAAGAATCCTGTTGCAGGGTAATTGAAATAGGGTAATTGGAGAAACCAAATGACTATTGTAAATCCTTACCGTCAGCTTAAGGGAGCACCAGTACAGAAGGTCGCTTCTGCTAATGAAGCTCCTTCCACCGAGGAAGTAAAGACTGCCCTTCCTAAGGCACAGCCAAAGGCTGCCACTCCACAAAAGCGGGCGCTTACTAGTGCCCAGGATGAGCAGCTTTTCGATGAGACGGGCACGTTTAATCCCCGGCCATTTGGTGGATATACTGATACCAGAGAGGGCATTCAGGCTGCTCTAGGCGCTAGCAAGGGCCGTATGTTCGACGCTAAGGGTGAGATTAACGCTTATGATAAGCGTGATGCTCTCCAGCAGATTGCCTATCTGTTGCAGAATGTTACTAAGAAGGCTGGTACGCAGGGCTCCTTTTATCGTGAAGCCTCAACGCTTCCTCCAGAGGAGCGGCGTAGGATTCTCGCAGCGGCAATGCGTGACCCAACCGGCGAAGGTTTTGCTATTGTTGGCCAGGAGCTATTACTCCCCATTAAGGACATCATCGATTATGAGGGCTGGGCGCGGAAGATCTTTAGGGTTCGGCCTTTGGCACAGGGTGAGCTCTTCCGCATTGCGAAGGACGTTCGCTCAACTGCCTGGGTAGTTGGTCAGGACGGCCAGAGCATTGAATCACGTCTCTTTGGTCGTTACATCACCCCAAGTGAGTTCAAGGTGACCTCGTTCCCAACCGTGGACATTGAGGACATCTATCAGATGAACTTCGATGTTCTCGATCGAGCTCAGGACACTGCTCGGCAGGAAATTGAGCTAGAAGAGGATAAGCGGGCTCTTGCACTAGTTGATAAGGCAGCTACCACTGTTAATGCCACCACCATCTTCAGCACGTTAGGGGTGGCAGCGCTTGAGGACATTCGGTATCAGGTTGAGCGGCATCGCCTAGTAGTTGAGAAGTTCCTCATTAACCGGCGTGAGCTAACTGACCTAATTAAGACTGCTGTTGGTCTAGGCTCATCAAGCCAGCATGTTGACCCTGTAACTGAACGCGAGTTGATTCTTGCCGGTTACGTGGGTAACGTTCTTAATGCGCAGATTATTACTGCTGCTGGCACGGGCGTTGAGGAAGTTGTTCCTGCTGGTACGGTTTATGCTGTTACTGGCAGTGAATACATGGGCGAGATGGGCGTCCGCGTTGAACTGTTCTCTGAACCGTTCAACAAGTTCTCACAGCGCGAGACGGTGAAGGGTTGGGCGTTCTGTGAGATGATCGGCTTTGCAATTCCGAATAGCCGGTCTGTCGCCAAGGGCATGAAGTAATCAATAAATAAGACCTAAAGCAATAATGAGCCCCGCTGGTTAACACTGGCGGGGCTCATTTGTGTTTTCTTTCGCTATCTTCTAATGACCGGTAGCACCTAGAACATAGGTCGTGGTCCTTATCCATCTTGTAGCGCCCTTTATATCTGAAGATGGCTGGTTTATCGCCACAGAT